TAAAGTTAATTTCCAAGCAACAGTTACTCTTAATCCAGCAAAAACTCTATTAGTTTCTTCAGAAAAGTGAGGAATCATTCCAGGAAATAAAACTGCTTTGTTTCTTTCTGGAGTAACATAATGAAAATTATTTTTATCAATAACATATGCAGTTTTCCCCCCTAACATAATATCCCAGTGAGGAACAGCATATAATAAAAAAGTTCTACCAGTTTCTTCATATGCATCGACGTGAGGATACCCATGTTGACCATATGTTTGACCATTCATATAAACATTATATGCAGAAACTTTCAGATCAGTCTTTTGTTTAATTATATTTAGCAAATACTCTGTAAAAAATGTATCTTGACTCAATTCCATTTTCCAAAATGGTATTGAATTTTCGTAATGAGGAGAATTTGGAGTAAAAGTGGTATGCCCGAATTGCCACTTTGGTTTTGTCGTATATTCAATTATTTTTTGGTAATCTTCCTCATCAAAAAAATTTTCATATTCAATAATATCAGATTGTGTAAAATTATGCATATTCTCTAATCAATTGATGACGGATATTTTCCATTTCATGCACGTTATCTTTAGACCATGAATCCATTTTATCATTCAGATTATACAATGCCATAGAATAGTCAGCAACTATTTTTCTACCAAACGACGTTTTTAATAAAGATTCAAACCAAAAAACAATAACCTTTCTAGTTCCAGAAGTAACTGGATTAACTTTATGCAAAGTTCCAGAAGGATATATCACTGCTTTTCCTGCTGGAAGCTTATATGAAATTTCATTATCTTGAGTAACTTTTAATACTAATTCTCCACCTTCATATTCTTCTGGATCAGAGAGAAAACAAGTAACACTCCAATCAGTTTTAACCTCCTGCATATAAAACAAATCTAAATGATAATCATAATGCATCGTTTCTGAATACTTCAAAAACTGAGGTTTAGTGAATTTTTTAGGAACAAAACAGAGATTGAACAAATAATGATCTGTCACTACACGACCAAGATATTCAAAAAGAGTTGGATAATGACTCTCATCATTTAAATATTCATTATATTTAAAACTTCTATCTGAAGCGCCACTATCTTTACCATCACCAAATGTAGAAAACTGATAGAAATCTTTCACATGTTTAGATTGAACATCAGTCAATAAATCTATAATATAAACCATAATTTTATTTTTAAATTTAATCAGTATTTTTATATCTCTCTACTGGAATATATGTTGAAAGATCTAAACCTGGAAAAACTTCTTCTAATTCTAATTGTTTTGCCATATCTAGAATATCTTTTGCTATCAACTTTGGAGCATCATTTGCATTTTCTACAAATGACATAACATTCCTTAAGTTTTGATTGATGAAATCTGTAGATGCTTCAAAATCATAATCTACCCACTGTTTTTCATCATTTTCATCCATATATTCTACTTCAAAATTGGGATACATTTCATAGTATACCCTAGGATCTACTGGAAACTTAATATTTGAAACATATTTAAAGAATTCTAGATTATCTTCAAATTCTTCTGGTTTTTTTACGCATAAAGTTCTAAGATAAGTTCTCCATTTAATCCACATATCTTTTTCACCCTCAAATTTTTGAGGAGCATCAGGAAGAACTCTCCAGTCTGTTGAGACTAGAATTGCATTTCTTTCTACAATTTTTTTATAGTATTTTTTATCAAAAAAGTATTGTTCTTCTTGAACTTTTTTGATAGTTCCCCAAAAATCTCTAGTATTTGCATCCAATTGAACAAAAGCAAAAGTTTCAAAGAAACTTGCCAGTTCTTGAGCTTGGGCGTTTGTAGCTTCACTCCAAAGGTAAGTATACCAATATTGAGATTGTGTATTAAAGTCAAATCTTAATTTGCTTTTCTGACAGAAATAAGAACCATCACTATAGAAGAAAAAATATTCAATTTTATCATTCTTAGAATGCCAGAAAGGATCAATCTTTTCTAGCATTTTTTCCCAAACAAAATCTTTCGTAACTTTCCTTTTTTTATTATACGAAATAGTTTGCGTGAGAAAACTTACTTCTACTACAGGTTCTCTTATTACTGTTTCTGTATTATACTGCATCTTTTTATCCCGCAGGCAATTTGATATACCAACCCGTCAATATATATTTATCTTTTGTAAACACAGTATTTCCTTTATGAACATGAGTCATTGCCGCAGGCCAGACTACAACTGTTCCTACAGTTGGTTTAATTCTTCTTTTCTGATACAAAAATTCTGTTTCTGCTTCACCATCTGGCATATCATTCAAATAAATTGCCCAAACCAATTCTCTTTGTGAACATTGATATGAACTATTTTCATAATGCCAAACGTGATATCCTCCACCTGGAGAAGTTTTTTGCATCTTGATATCTGAGGAAAATAATCCCACAGTTTTTAATTGAGAATATTTTGAAATATAGTGTTGAACACAAGATTGTAAATATTGATTGCAGGTGTATCCCAGTTCGGTATTTACATAATTCAACAATAAAGAAGAATCAGATCTTCCTAAAGCACCAGCTGCAAACTGGTGTTCTCCATTCATAAAAGCATCTTCATCAACATCAATTACACTATCTCTGGAATAAACAGTTTCAAATAAATCTATAAATTTTTGACAAACAGACTCTGGCATAAAATTTTCCCAGACTCCAATAAAATCAGTAAATTCAGATCTCGTTAAAGACTCATCTTGCATTAACTCTAATGGTCTAATAGGAATTACACTACTCATAATTTATCCTCAAAAAGCTTTAATTAAATATTTAACTCTAAAATATTTATTCATCAAACTTATCTTCTTCTGCGGAGAGAGATTTACGGTTGGAATTAGTTGCTTAGATGAAGATAAAGTAAAAGTAGCACTATTTGATCCCAATTGAACTTGTGCCTGGTTGAAAACTACAGACAAAGAAGCATTACCAGTAAATCCTTGTGGTGTTCCTCCACCAGAATTATTACCCCAACCATAAGTGTTTAAATCAGATCCATAAGCACTTTCACTTAGATAATGTGCGTGATTTAATTGACCACCAAATGCAGATGGATCATATGCAACTACACTAGCACTAGAAGTTGTGGTGTCTATCATTGCCATATTATTTCCAGGAGAGTTATCAAGTAAAGCCGAACCAGACTTTTGAGATCTCCACCACCATCCCTTTGTTACACTAGATTCAGTAAAACCAGGACCGCCAATACCATCTGGGGGTGGTTTAGGTGCAATCATACTAGAGTTATATGAATAAGTTTTCCAATATGATGATGGTGGGTTGCCAGCAAACGCTCTGACACCCCAGGCAATATATGAAACCGCATCAGCTCCTCTTTGAGCAGTTGCCATTACATGCGTGTGACCAGGAATTCTTGTAGAGGTTTCACTCAAAGGACCAACTGTAGCAGAAACTGAACCACTAATAGTATAATCAGTCTCTGCTGTTATTGTTGAATACCCAGTAGTAGTCAGTGTTCCTAATTTATAGTAGGGACCATCAACATCAGTAGTGCCATCATAAACTTGTTCTGGTGGTCTTGATCCCGAAACATCAACTGTATCAATAAACCAGTTTCCACCCGAACTTCCTGCAATATTAACAGAACCAGTAGAACCAGTTGTTGGATCTGGACCAGAGTAAGTAATTAAAGATGCTGAAGATGCATTATTACCATCAACAATACCAACACCAGCAAGTTTTCTATTTTTATAATTAGGAAGTTTAAAAGTTCCTGTGGCAACTTTAGTTGCAGAATTATAAGTTCCAGTTCCCCCGTATGTGGTTCCAATTACTAAGAATAATGCCAAATAATCCGAAACATTTAAAGAAGCACCATCGCATTCTATAAATCCAGGATACCTAGAACTTAAAGAACCGTCTAATGTTCCCCAGTTTCCAGCTTGATCTCTTGTAACAGGTATAACTGTTCCTATCGCTAATCCATCTTCTTTTTTATTTTTTCTGCTATACCACTTTCCATATTGTGATGCAGTTGTGGGTGCTGAAGAATATGTGCCAACAGACCAAGATTTTGTAACACTTCCAACAGTAACATTTGTTGAAACAGATCCACCTAAAGTAGCACTAGAAGTTAATCTAATAGTTATTGTTGCGTTATTGGAAATGGTTTGAGCAGCAGAAGAAAAAGTTCCACCATTTACAGAAACCAAAGCTCCACCTGTTGCAGAAACAGTAGTAGTGCCACCAATACCCGTAATAGCGACTGTATTACTATCGGTTACTGTAGATGGTGGTTTATTCACAGCATTGACAAAATTAAAATCATCAGGAGTTACATCAGCAGTAGCAGATGTTGTAATTTGCCAAGGGAGAGGAGAAAAAGTTCCTACTTGTATTTGAGCTTGAACCGTTGTTCCCAATGACGAAGATGAAGTCATATATACTCTTAAAATATCTCCATTAGAAACTGTTACTGGAAAAGTTCCTATAGATCCATTATTAATTTTAACTAATGGAGCAGATGCACTAGTATAAGAAGTTAAAGTTGCTTGAACTGGAACAGTTATTCCAGAAATTGTAAGTGGTGTTCCTGTAGAATTAATAGCAGATGCAAATTGTGTGCTTAAAGCAGCATTAGAAACATTTGTAAATGCAAAAGAATCTGGAGTAGAATCTCCAGGAGAACCAGTTGTGACATTCCACGGAATACTGGCAGAACCACCAACTACAACAGAAGTTCCAATTGTAATATCATTACTTGTTGAACTTAATTGTCGTATTTGAACATAGTCACCATTGCTAACCGTAATTGTGCTGTTAGAAAATGTTGCTCCAGTCAGCACACCATTTCCATCTGTTGCTGAACTTGATGACTTTCCTATTTTAGCAGTATTACCAGACACTCCATCACCCCCAGATCCAGTAGCAGACATAGGCACAGAAGATGATGATAATCCTAAAATTTGCTGAACATTACTATAAATGTTTGTATTTAAAGAATTAGTAGTTACATCAATAAAACTTGGGGATGGATTAGGAATATCAGAAGGAACATTTTGAGTTGTCAAATACCATGTTGCAGAAGCTGTTCCTACCTGCAAAGTTACATAAGTTTGTGTAGCATAACTTGAAGAAGTAGTAGCTCGCAAATTTATAGTAGTTCCGTTTTGAGCCTGCCAAGAAGTTAAATCAGATGACCATCCACCAGACGATACAATACCAGCGTTATTTGGAGTTGGTTGTGTTACATTAATTTGTATATTAGAAGCAGTTCCACTAACAGTTATAGGAACAGCTATATTAGGGCTCAATCCGCTGATTGTAATAACTGCCATCTTATATCTCTTTTGTTAAATTTATTTATATTACAGTGCTGTTGGTACTGGAATAATATTGAGTATTCAATGGAGCATTAATTACAGGATCAAAGGAAAAATTATCAGGAGTTTGATCAACCGCTTTTGTTTCAACAACAAAAGGAGCTGGATATGTGCCCACAAAAATTGTAGCGAATTTTTTGGTGCTATATGTTGAAGCAGATAAATTTCTCACATATAAAGTTGAATTATTACTCACTGTAGTAGAACTAGACCAATTAACTTGATCTGTGCTAACTTGAGCAGTTCCACCACCTTCAGTTCCAACAGCAACTCCAACATTAGTATCGATTCCAGTAACTAATGCAGAAGAATATCCGTATGTATTCAAATCTAATTCACTGATCATTCCAAAATCTATAGGATCTGGTTCAATATCATACTCAACTGTCAAACTTACTTGAAAACTTTGAACAAAGGTGTTAGCAACGTTGCTACTTCTCCTAAACCACAATCTAAACCCCGAAGAACTTTTATATGCTATTTGAGATACTGATATAGCTGGATCGTAAGCTCCACCAGCAGTATAACTAGAAATATTACTTATATCGATAGTATAAGTATCATTTGGCAACGCTGGATTTATAAAAATATAATAATGTTTTGCATTTAAAGTGTTGTAATTGATTCCATCAACTGCATCCATATTAATTGCATACACTTGAATAATATTATTCGATGACTGCAACACATAGTTTGTATCGGTATCGTTATTAAATATGTGTGTTACTACACCTGTTGTGATTACAGTTTGTGCCATATTAAGGAGATGTGTTGTTGGTGCTAGAATAATATTGAGTGGAGATTTGAGCGTTTGTCAATGGATCAAAAGAAAAAGCATCTGGTTCAGTATCTGGATCCACATATGTAATAGTCACAGATCCATCAGTTCCTTGTGTAGATTGACCACCACCGCCGCCGCCATTCGATACTGTTGGTGCTGTGCTGTGGTAAGAAGGATTATAATAATTTCCCCCTCCACTAGCTCCACCAGCATCACTATCACCACCTGGAGTAAAACCTGCACCTCCACCAGGATTACCTCCACCACCACCGCCACCACCTCCACCATCTCCTCCATGATTAGATGCAGCAGATCCAGCAGTGGGATTTAAAGTTGTAGTTATACTAGTATTAGTTCCACCAAATTGAAATCCAGATGGTCCACCACCATCATTACCAGCTCCACCAGCGCCACCACCGCCGCCAGCGATAACTAGATAAGTAGAACCAATTGACAATGATGTAGCTGCTCCGCCGCCACCGCCGCCGCCAGAGGATCCACTACCACCAGCATTACCACCTTTACCTCCACCCAATCCAGATCCTGATGTTCCCCCAATACCACCAGGAGCGCCGCCTTGAGATCCCGCACCACCATAACCACCACCACCAACACTAATTGATATAAGAACAGGACTAGTGATATTACATGTTCCTGTTATCTGAGCTCCTCCTCCACCAGTTGCACCAGGGCTTCCTGCGTCTGATCCACTACCCCCACCACCAGCACCTTTTATAGTGTAGGTGAATTGTGTAACCCCAGGTGGAATTGCTAAACTTACATCATTTAAAGAAGTATAATTAACCGTTGCCATTATTAGAACTTAATAATGTATTCAACTAATATATATGGCGAAACGGCTTCATCAACTTTTTTAATAGATTTGGTGCTTATATTAACAGTCGTCACTAAATTTTCTGCACTAGCAGCAAAGGTGCTATAAGCATGAGTAAAATTGTGTGCATAAGATGTTGGTTTTGTTATTTTATGAGTATGGTTCGCTACATTAACATTATTTGATGCTGTCTCTTCTAGAAAGTTACCGCCTGTAGAAGAAGCATTATCACCACCACTTCCTCCAGTATCACTTGTTTTATTATTTCCACTTTGCCCAGAAGCGTGGTTTCCAGTGTAATTAAAAACAGTTTGATTGCTATCATGACCATGTGATTGGAAATTAGTTTCATCCAAAACATATTCATCTACAGTATTATTCATGATATATTTTGGATTACCCAGTAAAGCTATAGAAGATGCCCCTGGTATAGAAAAATTTCCATTATAATTTATAGAAAGAGAATTTCCAACATTAGATGTTACGTTAACGTTAGATCCTACTTTGTTGAGAGATCCATCTTCAGTTTGTGTAAACTGATAAGTTCCTGTAGCAGTTCCACCAACAATAACTTTAGATCCAAGATCTGGTAACATGAATTTGTCGGAAGTGACTAAACTTCTTTTTGCTTCTTTAACAAATTTTCCATTTTCTCCTGCGCCAATAACACTAGCAAGAGCAGGATAATCTTTAACAAGAAGTATTCTACCATCACACTTCAAGTATCCAGCGGGAATAATACTTTTAAAAGCAGGATCTAGAGGACCAAAAGAACCAGCTAAACTAGAAGTTAAAATTTGAATAGTTCCAATAGCACCACCGTATTTGGATTTTTCTCTGGTATAATTTGCCATTTTAGTAAGCTCTTATTAGGTAAATACAAATCATATTTGGTTGAGAAACATTAGGTGTAATATTTAAAGCTGCAGTTCCAGCAACATTATCGGGAGTTACGTTTGATGTAACAGTATTCACTGTCAAACTATTAGGCAATCTCAAATTTCCTGTGTCAAATTGAACGTCAATAAGATCATGTGAATGTGGTTTGACATATTGATCTGGGCCACCTACAACAGAAGTAGAATTGTAGTTAAAAGATATTTGACTTTTATTGTAAAAAACTTTATTTCCAAAAGTGTTAGCATCAGCAACTCCACTATTCGAATCACCAGGATCATAATTTCTATTTGGAGCAGTTAAGTTACTACCACCAGGACCATATGGAACAGCACCACCCTTATCAAACTTTCCACTAATTGAAAATGATATTCCAGTTTTTCCAGACGCATTTCCAAACCAATTACCTATAGGATTAGAGTTAGCAGAAGCAACCTGATTAGGAGTCATGTTTACCCATGGCGCTTCACCAATAACATTAGCTAACACTTTTCCTGGATTTCCATTTCCAAATCCATCAGGACCACCAGTATTACTTCCCTGACTAACACCACCAGGACCAGGAACAGAAATATATAATTCCCAAGAAGGAGTTGCAGGGAACGTTCCAAATCCCTGATAGAAGTTTTGAACCGTCCACTGTATATTCGCATAAGGAATAACACCAAGACCAGGAGTAGATAAATTATTTCCAGATACTGTTTCGATTATTCCCCCGTGACTATGCCCAGCAATATGTCTCCTACCCAATTTTCTTGGTGAAGTATACAAAGATCTGTTTGCTTCACCTGGGTTTATAGTAGCACCAGTAATTCTTCCTGAAAAATCATTTTCTGGAGTATAGTTGAAAACAATATCAGTATATGCATCAGAAGGTTGAACAGATATATTATTTGAACTAGAATTTGCTGTAATAAAACTAGTAACTACACCAAGAGCTTCTGTTGTATCAATCGTAGTATTATCTATTGTTTGACCGCTTACAAAATATGCGGTGTCTACATTTGATAAATGAGCATCATTTAATTGAGGTAGGTTAAAGTTGCCAGTATAATTAGGGAATGTTCCACCAAATCCAGTTCCACCATAAGTTGTTCCTATAGTTTGAGCTAATAGTGGATATTCTCTTGCTAGTAATGTTTGCCCAGTGCAAACAAGCCATCCTTTAGGAATCAAAGTTAGATCACCCGTCCACGGCATGATAGTTCCTATCGCTGCCGCTTTCATGACTTTTGTTGATTGGTAAAACGCCATAAATTATATCTCCATTAACCACCAACCTTGCGAATTTGCTGGAATACCAGATGCTGTTCCATCTGATAAGAAAGCACCAGCATATACTAATCCAAATGCAGCACTTGGAGTTTGAATTACTAATTCACCTCCATCATAACCAGTCAGAGAACTACTGAAGGATGATCCTAAAACTTGAGTTCCTGTATTAGATCCATCTCCTTGAACTAGAACTCCAGTAGGAGCTCTTAATACTAGGGATAAATTATAAGTTAGATTACCTGCTAAATCAATAAATCTTATCATATCTCCCGTAGATGGTGTTAAAGGTAGCTTGATCAACGTAGTGGAAGCTGGAGATACAAAATAATTAATATTTGAAGCAACCGTATAATTTGTGCTGCTTACATATATCCACTTTCTAGCGCCAGTAGATGAGTAGAAGTAATCAATACCACCTAGATCTATTGCTCCGCTAGAATTTACCTTAAATCTCTTAACACTGTTTGAGTTTACTGTTAAATTACCACCAGCAGTGGCAGTTCCATTTAAGGAAACATCACCAACAAAAGTATTTGTTCCAGATCCATTAGTAGCAATAACTCCAGCAATGTTTAAATCACCAGAAGAATTGTTTAGACTTAACTTTGAAGTTGTTCCATCAGATCCGTAAATATTTAGGTTTCCACCATTAATGATGGTATTTCCGTTTGCAGTATCAACTTGGAATTTGGTTAATGGAGTTGCTGCTCCATCAGTAATCTTGAAGAATTCCGTTGAAGCAGTTGTAGATCCATTGAGAGTAATAGTATTATTTACAGTCAGTGTGCCTGCGATTACCGTGTTTCCAGTTGAACCAGCAACTGTCAGTTTGTTAAAACCTACGCCAACCCCAAGATTGCCGCCAAGAATAGTATTACCTGTAGTAGATTCTACCTTGAATTGAGTTACAGATGGAGAACCACCATCATTAATGATTAAAGATTGTATATCAGTCGTAACTAAAGCGGTTACTTTAACTATTTCGCCATTGCTTAGTCTCAAATAATCATTTGTAGTTATTACACCACCAAATTCAGCAACATTAATATTAACTGTTGATCCAGCAGAACCAGTTGCAACTGCATTCAACAACCAGCTAGAATCATCAAACTTAACTAGTTTAACAATAGGGCAATCATCTGGGTGATCTGTTCTTAATGTTGTTCCATCTTGAGCTCTTTGAACACGAATTCTAAATCCATTAGGATCAGATCCATTCGATAAGTTAGTTAATTGTGTAACTTTTAAGAGTTCATTTTTGCTTTGATTTGCTGATTGTGTAACTGTTCCCGTTGCCGAAGTTGAAGAAACTGCAGCACCAGTATTAGGATAAGTGAAAGTTGTTGCTGATGTTACAGTAATAGTAACATTAGTAGCATTAAACGAAGTATTAGTTGAACAAGAAATTGTAGCAGCAGTTGCTGTTGTCAATCCATGTGGTTTTGCAGTAGTGATTGTTGCAACATCAGAAGTTCTAGATATTGTAGAAATACTTGGAGAATAAGAACCTCTATCAATTAAAATGTAGTCTCCAATAGCAAAATCAACAGTAGATGATAATTGATTGATTGGTAGATAGTATTCATCAGTAGAAGGTCCTGTAGGATCTTGGAAAGTAGTTCCTCCCCAATACTGAGCCCCCTGAGTATCTAATGTCTTGTTGAGAACTGTATACTTATAGAAATCAATATTTCTATTTGTAATAGATCCTGCTGTGTGCTCAGTTACAGCAGTTGACCAAACACCTCTAGAAATAGTAAGAGTGCCAGAAGCAAGACCACCGTTTAGAATTATATTACCATCAACTTGCTCGCTTGCTTTTACATATAAAGAGTTATTGATTGTTGTAGTTCCACCGTCAGAAGCAATACTCAATATACCAGCATTACGAGCAAAGTTTACAGTAGATGCACCACCAGTATCAAATAAATTTAATGTTGCAGCTTGAGTGAACAATCTCACTGCGCCACTTCCAACAGCAAAACCAGATCCAATTTCTACATCACCATCCAATTTAATTTGTCTATTCTTTACTTGGAAGGTGCTAGTTGTATTAGCAAATGCACCACCGATTGTAATTTGAGAATTATAAGAGGAAGTAGTATTTGCTACAGTTCCTATTGCGATTATAGAATTTGTGGAATTTGGATGAATGGTTAACGCGCTTGTTGTTGCATTTGTGCCAATGTTGATTGTTTGATTGGCAGTATTCATTCCGATGCTAATATTCTGAGGAAGAGCAGCGGAATTACCAAGTGTTATAGTCGTTGCATACGTTGCAAGATTTAAAGTTGTTGATGTATTTGCTAAAGTAAAACTTGTGCTAGACGAATTTAAAGATCCACCATTCAGAGCAAAATTACCAGAAACTGTAAGGTCGCCAGTTAATCTTCCACTTCCACCAACAACAAGAGCTAAATCTAAAGAAGAATTAGGAATATTAATACCAAC